TGGTAGTTTTGTTGTTGCACTTTTACTTATCTTATATTCTTCCCCTATCCAGTCAGGCGGTAAAGAATACAAATACAAAGGTCAACCAAAGTGGTCGTGGCAACAAAAACAATACAAGAAAAACAAAAAAGTGTATGTAACCTGTAGGTTAAAACATCAAAAAACATATAAAGGCAAGTTAGCTTGCATATATGAGGGAGCAAATAAAACTTATGAACTTGAATTTACAGATACTTTTATTGGGTGTCCTCGTCAGTACAAGTGCTTGCACAATCCAAACTCAAAAGAACCAACTATTGATGATGTTTTAGATAGTTTAAGACAGAGTGTAAAATGAAACCAGCTTTTCTTCTCATGTGCTATTTGGCAGGTGCTCCATCAGGGCAAACGCATTTTGCCAATGTAAACAATTGTAATTATTTTAAAAATTTTCTTGATAATCAATCAATTAAAATTGGTGAAGATGAAAAAAACTATGATTGTTTTTGTAAATTGGTTAATGTAAATGAAAATATGAGGTTATATTAATGACAGAAGATAAGAAAAAACCCATTGATTTAAAGGTAGGAGAGAATAGCTTTGAACTTATACTACGAATACTTGGTAATGAATTTGTAGCCATACGCATAGGTTCAACAAACTTTTCTGGTAAACTTATAGCAGGTGGTGTGTTGTTACTGTTTTTTACCTTTATGTTGCTTGAAGTTTTTGGATTAAATGAGATTTTTAAATGAATGTAGAAACATTTTTAAAGTGGAAAATTCTACCACGCTTCATGATGTTAGCTAGTACAGTAATGTCTTGGAGATGTGCTGAATGGTTTATGAATTTAACAGACCCAACTGCAAGTCAATCAGCTTTTGTTTCAGTTGTTATGGGAGTAATGACAGGAATTTTTGGCATATGGATTGGTCAAGAACATAGAGGAGATAACAATGTTAACAGCACTAATAGGCCCAGTAAGTAAACTTGTTGGAAAGTTTATTGAAGATAAAGATGTCAAGAATAAATTGGCACATGATCTTGCCACTATGGCAGAGAAACATGCACAAGAATTAGCTAAAGGTCAAATAGAAATTAATAAAACTGAGGCTCAACATGCTTCTGTTTTTGTTGCTGGGTGGAGGCCTTTCATTGGCTGGACATGTGGCATTGCTTTGTGTTGGCACTTCGTCCTTGCACCCGTCACTATGTTTGTGTGTGCATATCTTGAGATTATTATTCCTGAGTTGCCTACTTTTGATATGGATTCTTTGATGACCGTTCTATTGGGTATGCTCGGATTGGGTGGACTTCGTAGTTTCGAAAAGTATAAGAAGATTACTAAATGATTAATCCTATGTGTGATAGATGTAAGATTGCTATGAAAGAAACTGAAATTAAAGGCATCTATAAATGTATTATGTGCCATGTTGTTATAGAGGAGAAAACAAAATGAATGTAGTTCAGTTAAGAGAAGAATTAAAAATTGATGAAGGTATTAAAAATGAAATTTATTTAGATCATCTTGGCCTGCCAACTTGTGGTATTGGCCATCTTATTCAAGAAGATGATCCTGAGCATGGGTTAGAAGTTGGCACACATATTGATGATGAAAGAATCTATGAGTTATTTGATACTGACATGACACAAACAATAGAAGAATGTAAAAAATTATATTTTGATTTTGATAACTTGCCAGAAGAAGTGCAGCATATAATTGCCAACATGATGTTTAACATGGGTAGACCAAGACTATCACGCTTTCATAAGATGAAAAGAGCAATTGACAATCGTGATTGGAAAGAAGCTGCAGTTCAAATGCAAGATTCTAAATGGTATAAACAAGTTACTAATCGTGCAGAAAGATTAGTTGCAAGAATGAATGAACTTGCTTGAGTCTTTAGTTTCTTCTAAACATCTATCACATACTGCATGATCTTCTGGTGGTTCTGCCAACCAAAATTCTTCATCACAATATAAACATTCGTATTCACCCATTTTCTTCTCCTCTCATTTCAATACGTTTCATTAATATTTCTGTTGCAAAATCTGCCATCTCCTCACGACACATTTCTATTTCATAAAGTTTTTTATTAACGTAAACTCTTATTGCACCAGCAACAGGTACAAGATATACGCCTTTATTTGTATCAAACGCCATAACTATTCCTTTCTTTTTCATACAAAAGATGTTGTATTTCTAGGGTGTTATCATACAAGAGAGGGTAGTTACCCCCTCTGTATGACTCTTAAATCAAGACTTATTTTTCTTTTAAATACATAACAAGTTGGTTTCTGCCCATGCTGCCTTTTCTTGTAGTGCCATCACGATATATCAATCCTTTTCTTTCAAGTTGTGCGTATCGTGGTGTAATACTTCCTTCTCTTGGCATCATAGCTGTGTAATATTTCCAAAGTTGTGTATCTTCTAAATGATTTATTACTTGATCATGTGTTGCACCATCAACACCATGTTCTTTTAATACACTTAGAACTAATGTTTCTAATTTATTAGTGTTAACTTTGTCTGCTGCTTCCCATGAAGTCTTTGGATCATGTGTTCTTGCTCGACCTGTCATTACTACCTCCTATGCAAATGCTGTTGGTGATTGTTCTATGGGACAAAATTCTGATGGTTTAAAGTCATGCTGTTTTATCTTCCAACTTTTTCTAACATTAGCACATTCCCTACATCTGGTTCTGTTTTGCCTTTTGTCTTTGGTTTGTGGCAGCAATACTCCACACTCAAAGCAATGAGAATATTTAGAATGGTATGTCATCAGCGTCCTCCTCTGTAATTGGTTCATTTCCTAATGATACTTTTTCGTCAGCATCATTAGTTGTTTCTTGCTGCATGGGTGTTCTATCTCCTATTGACGCAGATAAGAATCTTGTTTGCCCGTCTTTAGAAGTTCTTTTCCAACATGCTAATCTTCGTTTCTCTTGGTCTGGCATTGTTACTGGCCCACTAAAGTCTGGCATGTTTTCATTTGTCTTTTCATTTTCATACAAAGTTCCTACTTTAACATAAACATCTCTTGCTACAGCACCATCAGGTAATGTTGCTTTGATGATTGCTACTCTGTATTCTGAGCTGTTGCTGTCTAGTTTACCTTGTACAAGATAAGATTCATTGCTTCGTGGTTTAAAGAAACTTCCTTTATTTGTATTATCATAATCCATCATCTTCTCCTTTTGATTGTTTTGAATTACTTACATTTATTGTTGGTTCTGATGCTTTGTTACCATCATCATCTTCTGATGGTAGACCATACAAAGATTGTAATGTGTATCGCTTTGCATAAGTAATAGCACTACCTATCTTTTGTGGGTTTTCTATATTACTTTGTGATAATATAATTGGTAACTTAGATGTATAAGTATTGTCATCATCTATATGTCGTGCAGTAGTAACAATAACAATATCTTTTTGATAATTTTTAACATCAATTTCTTGAGTAAAGAATAAACCAAATTGATTGCCTTGATTTACTGCTGCAATAACTGACTCCAATGTAGAGTAGTTACTTTTAAAGTGTGGGTTCTTGCCATCTTTCTTTGCAGACACAGCAAGTTTTTGAAACTCTAGCATAGCAGTCTTTAAGTTATAAACTTTACTTTGAACTGGTTTCTTGATATTAGTTTTAGTATCTGTCATGTGTAACCTCCATTATACAGATAGTTGAAAGGGTAGATGGATCGTCTACCCTTTCTTGGTTATGCGAATTGATCCACGCTTATCTCTTTTGACACTTATCTTGTCGTTATATATTTCTGATTCGTTAGGTTTTATTTCTTCTTTTATTTCTTTCTTTGCGTTCTCAAATATCTTTGCGCTTTCTTCATGATGTAAGTATTGATTTACATAAACAGCAAAACTATTACTTGATGTTACCTCTCGTTTTGTTTTGCCATTGATAGGAATTTTATTTGTAATCTTTTTATCTATTACAATAGTATCAATTCCATCAGGTTCTTTGTCATGAATAATATATTCCCAAAATGTTTTGATAGCTTGTAATAATTTTTCTTGGTAAGCACTTGATGCTTCAATCTCTACTGCTTCCCATTTGTTACCAAATATTACAGACAGTATCATTTTATTTATACCTGATAGATAAGAATAAAATTGTATCTGTGGCATATAATAGTTAATCATATTCTCCATAGTATTCATTGAATGTGTATGCTTACACTCAATACCAATGTCATAGTTTGTAGCTGTTGATTTTGCTATACCATCAAGTGTGCCTTGTAATTTAATATTACCATATTGTTTTGATACAGAATGTTGTCGTGTGAAAGTTGTTTGATAAATGTTTTCTGCCCACAACATATTAAATTCTTCTGTAAAAGTTCCTAACTGTACATTGAACATATTAGATAAGTCATCACGACCTACTAATCCTTTTTTGATTTGATATAATTTGTGCCAGTCACCTCTCATTAAAGAAACCATGTCACTTCCTCTAATAAATTCTTCTTTCATAGGCGATAGCTTTGGTACTTCTGCCATTGTTAACCTCCATAGTTGCTATCAGCATACTAAATTATGCCAATAAATTCAAGCAGTTATTGTAATGGGATTGAATTTTTTATATAAAAATTTAATGATAACATACTGTTACAAACTTCTGTGACCTCACTAATTTTTAGTATAAATGTTTTCAATCCCACCATGTATTCCCATGTGAGTGGTGTTGCGTTTAACTGAAACATCACAATGGTTTGGGAATCTAGTTATTTTAATTGTTGTATTAATTTACTACTGACAAGTTCTACTAAAGACTTACGATAGTAATACTCTGGCTCAAC